GTAGTTATAGAACTCCGTCTCCAGCACGTAGGGTACAATCCCTGGCACCATGCTGCATTATTTAGTGGCGTTTCTAAATCACGGCGATTTAGAAACCAGCTGGGTCGTGTACACACGGCAAGATCGTAAACCTGATGACCGGCAGATTCTGGTTGCTGGTAATCCGGAACCGCGCATTCTGAGGTAGCCAATAGACGTAGATGGAACGGGTTGAAACCATTCCAGGAACGTCATAGAAAGTGACAGGCGCAAGGACAACACCCGCAGGGTCGTCCTGGTAACACGTTAGTGTAAAGATGGATGGAACACCTGTCTCTCCCGCGGCCACGAGCATGTTGCGATACCGACTACGAACAGACCACATCTGGAGGGCCTCATTCCACCACAAGGGTCGAATTCCGCGCTGACCGTCGTCATAACCCGTGACAAGTGCGTCGTCTATAGACACACCTGCCAGAGCTCCGGCGAGATCGACTTCTCCTGAAAGCGAAGGGCCTTCAGGCTGAGTCACGGGGTCGTTCAACACCAAGTCGTAAGAAATAGCGAGCCTTCCAATGGCCATCATGGCACCACCAGTAACGTTCTGAACTGCCACATAAAAGCGCCCAACACTGTTGATGACAGAGTCATCAGCAGGGCTCGGCGTCAGCGGGCACTTCATCATGTACTGGTTCAACGCTTTTGAGAACAAAGATGCAGGAACACTATACGACAACGGCAAGTTCACGGGACCTCGGATTGCTCCGAAAAGTCCCATAAACTCCGTCATGTTCGTGGGAACATCATGAGTCGGGTCAGGAGCCATAGTGATGGCTATCTCACCCGTCTGAGATGTCCCTTTGAACGGCGTGTAAGTGAGCTGGATCTGTTTGAACGTATAGCGCTGATACTGAGTCGAAAGCGTAGCAAGACGAGCAAACGTGGAACTTTCAGCCGGGTTAATGGAAAAAGACATACCGAAGTATGCGCCATCAACTGGACCGTTGGTCACCACTGCAAGCTCCTCATTACCACTCTCAGGTCGATTCATAGGTGCAGTCACGCGTCTCATCGTGTGCCCGTACGTAACGGGCTGGGTAACGGTGGTGTTAACTCCACGGGTATCAAGCCCGTTGAGACCGGCGCCTGAGCGCCCACCTCCGTTACCATTTCGGCGACGCCTACGAGCACGCAACCGCGCGCGTGGAGTTGAAGATGACGAATACGGCAGGCCCAGGATCCTAGATCCCAAAACCCACTGGTTATTCGCAGTCCTTCTCCGCCTACGCTGCTGCACAACTCGTAGTCCTAATCGCCCAAGCTGACCTGCTAGCTGTCTGCCTGCAATGGCATTCATCGCGTCTTAAACCGCCTGAACATTTAAACGTAGCGGTTTGCAAGCACTGAAAAAGGCAGCGCTCACCGACACAATGACTCGTACCCCGTATAACGACGCAACAAAACGTCGTCATGCAGAGATGCGAGCAAACCACCGACATTGGGGTCGGCAGGCGAGAACCACCCTTCCTTCACACCTTCGCGCGCAAAGTCACGAGCTTTATCACGTAACAGAACGAAGACCTCCTCGTCGAAGAAACATTTCTGAGCAAGTGACGTTAACTTGGCAAGTTTATCTATCGGCGTAGCTTTACGCTTCATAAACTCTGAACCAGCAAGCGCTCGGGCCACTCGATTGCAATAACCCTTCACAACAGTTCCATTGAAGGTTCTGTTGGACGGGACCGCACCAACGAATGTACCGAGACCTGGAGTTAACGACTCGAACTCTAGATAAATTCCTAACGACTCGTAGGAGTCCGAGAGCAACTGAGGCGTAAAGACACCAAACTTATCCGACCAGATTAAATCGTCACCGCAAGAGGAGAAAAGAACCGACTTTAGAAATTGTTCAATTGTCAGCTTAAAAAGCCAAGCGTGGTACGACATCGCTACCACATGCGCCAACGAGTTATCGACAGTTGTATTAACGTGACCTGAGGGTTGCCCCACAAGGTGACATAATTCGCCGTCGACATCAGTGTACCCGTTGTACATCATTGAATAATAACGTTCGATCCTTTGCTTCTCATCATTAGACACAAACTGGGACCTAAAGGCGCATATTATCTCGGCGATAGCCAGCGGGAAATTTGCATCCCACTGACTACCGTCGGCACAATATACATCACCGAATTTCTTTAGGCGCCGATGCAATCTAAGAATATCAGGACCAGGTGTAACGAACTTCACAAAAACGGGACCGTAATGAGGATTGCTCATAAGGTACTCGTTCTGCTCAGTAAACAACATGGTTCCTTCAATGTATGACGACACATCCTGAGGTCGAAACAATCTGGCATCTTTACCAACAAGACGCAACTCGTCCTTGACCGTAGATCCAATCAATGTAGTATTATTTTCATAATACTGCATCAATTGTTCCGCCGTAAACAATTCCAACGCACGTTGCTTAGTCGTACAACCGAAATAAGACGCGGGATAACCACACGCCTTACTTCGATGTTCCGGCGACAACACGCGAGCTACGGCATCTTCTAAGGCCAAAGATTTGCAGGTATACAACAACGGAAAAGTGCGTTGAAGCACCTCCATGATGTAACCAACTGCATCTTTCGGAATAGCTCTCTGGTGATGACAAAACTTCGC